CTGAGCACTCTTTTTGTTGGAAAGCACCCAGAGATAGGTGCCAATGCCGGTATTGTAGAACATCTTCTCCGGCAGCGCCACGATAGCTTCCAACAGATCCTGATCGATGATATATTGACGCAGATTGGAAGGCCCCTGCCCTGCCTTGCCGGTAAACAGTGAAGAGCCGTTGTGCACCTCTACAATACGGCTGCCCAAAGGGGTATCCTGCTTCATTTTGCTGATATTGTTTGCAAGAAACAGCATCTGCGGGTCGCCGATGTCCGGCAGGAGTGAAAAATCCTCCCCACGATAGGTGACCTGAAAACGTGGGTCCGTGATATCATCTTTCTTGGTAAGACCCCATGCGGCCATATCCTTTTTCCATGACGTACCAAACGGCGGGTTTGACAGGCAGAAATCGAAAGTTTCTCCGGGAAAGCCATCATTAGAAATGGTCGAGCCAAAGAAAATATTATTCGCCTGGGAGCCTTCACCCTTAACAAGCATATCGGCGCGCGCAATCGCGTAGGTTTCGTCTGCATTCTCCTGACCATACAGATGGATGGAAACTTTTTTACCGGCCTTTTGGGAAAGCCTCTGAATGCGCTCTTCCGCAACCGTCAGCATACCGCCGGTGCCGCAAGCGCCATCGTAAATGCGGTAAGTCGTGCTCTTGATCTGATCTTCAATCGGCACAAAGGCAAGATCAGCAATCAGTTCCACAATATCACGGGGCGTAAAATGACGTCCGGCATCGGTGATATTCGTTTCCTCATTGAATTTTCGGATAACTTCTTCAAACACGGTTCCCATCGTGTGGTTATCCAATCCCGGCAGTTTTACACTGCCATCCGGGTTGAGCACAGGACGGCTGCTGAGGTTAATGGACGGGTCAACAAACTTGGAAATCAAAAGCCCCAGAATGTCATGCTCGGAAAGCTTATCAATCTGGTTCCGAAACTCAAATTTTGTGATGATATCCTGTACATTTTTGCTGAATCCATCCAGATATAGAATGAAGTCCTGCTTCAACTGCTGCTGATTTGTACGGGATTTCAAATCGGACAGTGTAAAAGGCGAACTATTGCAGAACGCCTCGTGTGCAACGGAACACAATGCAACATCCTGCTCCAGAATGCCTGCGGCATCCAGTTTTTGTTTCATGGCAAGAACGGCCTGTTTTGTCGGTTCCAGAACTGCGTCAAAGCGGCGTAACACGATCATCGGCAGAATAATTTTTCGGTAGTCGCCTACATCGTAAACATCAACCAGACAGTCATTGGCAATGCCGAATACAAACGACACCAGCTGATTGAAATTTGCGTTTTCCATTGGTATAATCTCCTTCTTATGCTGTCACGGATAGAACAGTAACTCTCATTTTACATAACGATTATACATTATTTTCGTCCAGATAGGAATACATTCCAGATAGAGAACTTTCCAAAATTTTTGTGCGATGCTCTTGACAATGCGCAGAAATGGGGTATAATGGTGTTAGAAATTAGCGAACACGCTGATTTTTGAACAAAAGGAGGAAGCCCTATGCCTACGGAGGAAAAATTCGGGACATTTATCAAGGAGAAACGAATAGCCTGTGGCATTACGCTGCGGGGACTCGCATCTGAGATCGGCATTGCGCCTGCCTATATGAGCGACATTGAGAAAGGACACCGTTACCCACCGGATAAGGACAAACTTTATGCGATTGCTACAACGCTACATTTGTCCGAAGACGATCGGGATAAAATGTTCGATCTTGCTGCGAATGCAAAGGAGAACACGGTTTCTCCGGATCTCCCGGAGTACATCATGGGCAACGAACAGGTCCGTGTTGCACTCAGGATGGCGCGCGATACGGATGCCGGGGATGATCTCTGGCAGAAGATGATCGAGATGATGGAAAAGAAGGAGCGTGGCGAAAGTACCTGATGTTTTACTATCGTTATTCACCGGAACAACTGGAACGCGCAGCAGAACAGCTGCTTCAGAAGTTTGACCCGGAGTTGCTGAAAAAGCCGAAAGAATATGATGTGTACCGTGTGATCGAGGAATGCCTCGGTGTTGATTACGATTGGAAGTACATCCGCCCGGATCAAGCGATCCTTGGATTGACTGCTTTCAACCCTGGCTATATCTGGGTTTCTCCGGCACCGCATCTTTATGAAGGGATTCAGCCCGAAAGGATCTACCTTGAAAAGGGCACAATTTTAATTGATGCCACTTTGACCGAGGGAAACAATATTGGGCGTGAACGTTTTACGGTGATGCACGAAGTTTTTCATCAGGTTTTGCACAAAGACTGTTTCCGGCGGGAACCACCTGACTATGTACACCAGACGACCAAGTGCACATTATTCGGGCAGAAGAAAAAACTAGTCACCGCACTGGATCACATCGAGTATCAAGCAAATACCTGTGCAGCAGATTTTCTTATGCCAAGGAAAACGGTTCCAACCGTGTGGCGCTCGATTTCTGGATTTGATCGGCCAGCACATGAAGATTATCGGACGGAAGATTATATTCGGAAAATCGCCCAGGTCTATCAGGTATCCAGACAGGCAATGAGGTATCGGCTGAGGAATCTTCAGCTCATTGTCCCGCCTACAACAGCTTACTTAACCTAATCAAAACTCAGGGAGTTTCGACTCCCTTCATTTTAGAGTAAGGTGTTATGTTTAAGCGAACACGCTTATATAGAAAAGTGAGGAGAACATTATGAATTCAAATGGAGTTGTCTACCGTTGTAATAAAAGTTGTCCGATTGGAAAACGCTGTTTTATCCTTAAAACAGCTGTGACGCTAAAGGAACCGATTACTGTGTGGCATAAGTGTGTTGCCAAAAAAGAAGATATTCCGGTCACAATCGGTGGAAAGCCACCGCCTTAATGCTTTGAGAAAATGATATTACTTGCAAATAAGCCGCAGTGACGTGCTATATTGCAGAACTTCCAGACACTTTTCAGTGTCTGATTCTGCGTGCATGTTGCTGCGGCTCTTTCTTTTTTGGAGTGAAAGCAAAATGTATTTTATCTTAAATCAAGACATTATAGGAGGTATCTGTTATAATGATGGTAAAGCGTAAAGCAAACCTTGATGATGGTTGCAACCCGGAGTTGGTTGCAGGTGCGGTGTTTGACGGAGAACTCGAAATTCCTGTTATTCATGCTCCGGCAGAAATCGTGATTCCATCCGGCATCACGCCATTTTCCAAGCGGGAGAAAGCGATTGGAACCGATGAGGCCGTTGGATTTTTTGAAAAAGACCCTGTATTTTCAAAGGTTCTTATTAATCCCTCATCTTATGTTGAAGATTTCAGAAGGTTCCGCTTTCTGCTGCCGGTTGATTGTTCTCTCTATCGGGACGCACCACTGGCTGTTCAGGTAGCAAATCTCTACCGTAGCAGAGCGCTTGGCAGCTATTACCAACGCAATGGCTGCAATGTTTATCCGCTGGTTCGCTGGGGTAACGAGCTGACCTATACGACCCGGTACTTTCCAGAACGCATTGCTTTTCTTGGTATTCCGAAGCACAGTGTTGTGTGCCTTGGCACGTATGGCTGTATTAGCAACCGTGAAGACAAGCACGAATACAAAGCTGGACTTGACGCGATGATGGATGCTTTGAACCCGAAGGTCGTACTTGTGTACGGTGCTATGCCTGATTCTGTATTTGGCGACTACCTTCGCTATGCAAAGTTTGTTTCGTTCCCAGATTGGACGAGTCGTATGCACGGAGGTGATTGCTAATGGGTGGTGGAAAGGGCGGACTGTACATGGGAACATATAATCCCAGTGATACAAAAACGGATTTCTGTACCTTTTCTAGAAATGTAGAGAAAGTTTCCAAAAAATATCCGCTGAATCCAAGTGGATATTTTGGAGAAAAGGGAAAGAACCATCGTGTGATTGTAAGTGACAATCCCATTGAAACCTCTGAGGACTTTTACAAAACTATTAGCTGTGGTGGCAAAGAGTCTCAGCTGTCTAACGGAAAGGGGGTCCAAACTGTTTTTGAAGATGGCACTCGGATTGTCTACCGGGTCATAACTTCTACGCCTGATAGTCCGGCTGTAGATATAACGGTTAACATTGAATCCCCAGTCAAAAAGCAAAAAATCCATTTCATCAGAAAGGACTAACACAATGGTACAGGCCAAATTCACATCTGAAATGATTGACTGCTTGAGGAAACTCATTGGTGAATCCTTCGTCAGTTATGACGGAGCTATTATGAATCAAACGGCTTATGGAAATCTACAGCTTAATACAGAGCATTTTTCTGTAGAACTTCGAAACGAGGTTCATCCCTTTTCTCTTTTTTCAGAAGTTGAAGATGTCTCTTGCTTTTCTTGTATCTTCAAAAGAGCGGGTACTATATTCGAACCGTTTTGTGAGGAACCGTGGAAAACAGTACCAATTAATGAAAAAATAACAGGAGTCTCCATTGTCAGCGATACTGTCATTGTAAACGATGATGAATACGCTATCACTTTTGATATGGCAGTTATCATTAAAACAGAAAAGCATCAATACTCCTTTTCCAGAAACTGGTTTTTCTCGGAAACAATAAACCTTTCTGTCGATAAAGGACTTGATGATGTTTATCCAATCAGTCGCGTTATTGCCGACTGGAACGACGATGGCAATCGACGAGTCTCTGTCCAACGCAGTATTGTTTCTCTGTAATGGTCCGTTGGCTAGATACCTTCAGCTTTCTGTTTTTAATCGAACAGACACTTCACATTGCGACGTAATCGAAATCAGGCATGTTGACAGGAGCCTCCTTCTGAGTCTACTGAATAGCAACGAAATTCCTGCTTTCAAGATGGGAAAAATCCGAAAGATTTACAAGCAGAATCTAATTCACTACATGAGCCAATACCAGTAAATTCATCAAAAAAGAACATGACGGTTCCTTTTCAGGATCCGTCATGTTCTTTCCTTGGCAGGCATTACTCCATCGGCCGCATTCTTTTTGCCGCTTCCTGTTCCTCCCGAATCTGCCGCTTATACTTATAATAGGTATTGCGAGCCAGCCCTGTAAGCTTCATGCACTCGGCATCGTCCAATGTTCCGCCAAATGCTTTGCAGTGCGTACTTATCACCCGCTTGGCTTCTCTGGCTTTCTTGGTTTCAAACCCATCACCTTTTCTGTGGCCAACCTGTTTTCCGTTTAGCTTGGCAGTCAACAGTCCTTCACGGGTACGCTGGTGCAGGTCGGCCACCTCCTTTTCGGACTGCTCAAATGCCAGCTTGATCTGCTCCTTTGCCAAAGCCATCAAATATTCATTGATGCCCTTTAAGATGAAGTCCACGTTTGTCCCTGTCATGGCAATGCTGCCGGACAGGGCCTTTTTGTAGGTTTCTGTGTCGATGTGATGCTCTTTCAGAAATACAAGACAGATACCCTTATGGTAGAGGTCTTCGTATAGGGCAAATCCTTCCTCTGCATTTCTGGACATTCGGGACACGGAATCAAAAACTACCATATCCCCCGCCTGCAAAATCCGATACAGCTTGTTCCACTCCGGGCGCATTATCGAAGTCCCGGTATAGGCTTCCTGCACGATATGGGCAGTCGGATATTCCGCTTGGATGTTTCGTATCTGGCGGTCGATGCTTTGTTTTGCAGTCGAAATTCTGCAATAGCCATAAATGCTCATAAAATTCCTCGTCGTCTCAAAGATGACGAACGTCATCTTTAATCGGGCGATTTGACCGTGCAAATCGCCCATGTTGGCCTAAAATTGATACGCAATTATCGCACGGCATTTTTAATACACTCCAAGCAAGCT